GATAATCTAGGATTAAGATTCGATAAATTAATTTCATCTGGATGCAAGGTAGTTTGTAACCAATCAAATACATATGAAGCAATCGAAGTTGTTTTTAAAATAAACCTTATTCCTAATAATGGAGAGGTATACACGATATTCGACCTCGCGGGTGCGACTAGTATTAATCTTAAGTATAACGATTCAGGGCTAATAAAAAATGGAACATATGATCTATATATTGATGGACAATTAATATCTAATGTTTCCAATATTGATATATTCTCAAGAGAAATTTATCATGCAATTGTTGTGTTCCCATCTGCTCTGGCCTCAGATATTCATATAGGATCTAATAAAAATGTACAGGAGAAATTTGATGGAACCATAGGTAAATTAAATATCTATTCGGTTGCACCAGCAGATATGACCTCTTTTGCAAAAGAAAAATATTTAGATTTAATTGGGAAAAATATTAAAAATATAACTGGTGGAACAGCATCTATAAATGATTCATCTATCACCCAAGAATACATTAGAGACTCCCTTGGGGAATACTATGAAATGAAAAATTTACCAAAGGTCAAAATAGTTTCTGAAATATAAAAAAAATGTACAAATCTTTACCATATTTTCATATTTAGAAGGAAAAATGGTGCTATATGTGTATGCCAAAAGTAAAAATAGTAGAAGAAACTGACTACGGTCTATACCTCTGGGAAATGCCAGATGGAAGTATAGTCGCTGATGATGAAAAGAATTTTCTAAACATACCTGGAAAACGCGGTGACATGAGTAAGATTAAGATAATCACCGAGACAGCAAGATCATTCGGTATAGAAGAAGGAAAGCCCGTATTTTTATCTGGTCATCGTAGAGTAACAGAAGAAGAATATGAATACCAGAAGCAGAGACTTGAGTGGGGTCTGGTCCCTGACGAATTAGACTATGGTGCCGCTAGAGATGAACTCATGAACTATAAAAAGGGGCTTAAGTAATGCCAGCATCATATGTAGAAGAAGATAATTCAGAAGAAATCAATATAACTTCTTCCTCTGACTTTTTTAAATTTTCTTCGTCAAAAAGCGACAGTATAGATCCATTTTTACTCCCTGCTGAAGAACTTAAGGCATACAGAGGTCTTTCTACTAATTTTAAAAGAAAGACAACCAGAACTATACAAAAGTATCATCAGGGCGTCAGCGGTGTACAATCAAAAAAGATTGAAGACCCAGATGTTACTGGATACGTCATGTTTGAGGCCGTTGAGCCTCCGTATAATATGGACTATCTTGCAAAAGTTTATGAAGTTTCATCTCCCCACCATGCCGCAGTCGATGCCAAGGTTTCTAATATTGTAGGACTTGGATACGATTTAATTGAAACTGATGAGACTAAAGATAAGATTGAAGAAATAGATGATACAGATCAAGATAAATTAAATTTCCTTAGAAGAAAAATAACTCGCGCAAAAACTCGTTTAAAGAAAGATATTGATGATTTAAATGAAGACGAGTCTTTTACAGAAACCATGAAAAAAATTCTCACCGACTATGATGCTACAGGGAATGGCTACATGGAAGTGGGTCGCAAGGTAGATGGAACTATAGGGTATCTTGGACACATCCCTTCAGCAAACATGCGGGTAAGAAGAAATCGTGACGGATTTATCCAGATTGTAAATAATAAGATTGTCTTCTTCCGCAATTATGGAGATACTTCTACTCTAGACCCACTAGGAAATGATCCTCGTCCTAACGAGGTGCTTCATTTTAAGAAGTATACTCCTACAAATAACTACTATGGAGTGCCAGATATTATTCCTGCTCTGCAAGCACTAGCAGGCGATGAGTTTGCATCCAAGTTCAACCTTGACTATTTTGAGAATAAAGCAGTTCCACGCTATATTATCGTGGTCAAGGGTGCAAGACTTAGTGATGATTCACAAAGAAAACTTCTAGAGTTTTTCCAAACTGGACTTAAAGGTAAGAATCACAGATCACTTTATATCCCATTGCCAGCAGATGATGGAAACACTAAGGTAGAATTCAAAATGGAACCAGTTGAGGCTGGTGTACAAGATTCTTCATTCAGAAACTACCGCCTTGAGAACCGCGATGAAATACTTATGGCACACAGAGTTCCAGTAACAAAGGTAAGCATGGGGTCTGGTATATCTCTAGCAGCAGCAAGGGATGCAGATAAGAATTTCAGAGAGCAAGTAACAAAGCCTACTCAAGACTACTTTGAAAAGAAAATTAACAAAATTGTTCGTGAGTTCACAGATATGTTTTCTCTTAAGTTTAACGAACTTAGTCTTACTGATGAAGATACACAATCTAAGATCGATGAAAGATATCTTAGAATGCAAGTTATTGTTCCAAATGAAGTTAGAGCAAAGAAAGGACTTCCAGCCCTTGATGGCGGGGATACTCCAATAGTTCTTAATGCTCGCGCAGCAGCAGAGCAAACAACTCAGGCTACTGGAAATAGAAGAAGAGATCAGGAGCGTCAACAAAACCAGCCCGATATTGATGGAGAAGCAAGAAATCCACAGGGCAATGGCAGATCTGTGCAATAGTTGTGTATAAAATTTTGTATTAATCTGTATAGTTGATAGAATTTATTTGAGATGGAAATAACTAAATCTTATTGGCATAGTGACGGCGACCGACTTAGCCTGTCTGTACCCTTCTTTAAGGTTGATGAAGAGCGCAGAATAGTTTCGGGCTTTGCCACCTTAGATAACGTAGATCGCCACAACGACATTGTTGATGCTGAAGCCTCCATCAAGGCTTTTGAAACATTTCGCGGGAACCTAAGAGAAATGCATCAGCCCATTGCTGTCGGTAAAGTTACAAACTTTAGAGAAGAGCAGTTCTACGACAAATCAACTGGACAATCATACAGAGGCGTGTTTGTTGATACCTATGTATCCAAGGGCGCTCAAGATACCTGGGAGAAGGTACTGGACGGTACTCTCTCAGGTTTTTCCATCGGAGGCAACATAACTAAGGTAGATCAGGTTCAAAAGGGTGAGGACATGGTTCGCGTCATCAAAGAGTACGAACTTGTCGAACTTTCCCTAGTAGATAGCCCAGCAAACCAACTTGCCAACGTGTTTTCTATCCAGAAGGTAGATGATCAACTAGTAGCAACTGGAATTGCTACAGAAATCAAGATGGATAACATTTTCTGGTGCGATAACGATCAAATTGCAGTTGCCAAAGACTCAGACTCCTCCGCCTGCCTTGTCTGCGATGCAGATATGACTAATATTGGCTGGGTAGAGTCTAACGACGTTGCTAAGAATCAAGAAATTGGTAAGGCAATAGATCGCCATATGACTAAAGCATCTCCTGGATCTGTCAAGGTCGGAGACTTTGTTTCTTGGAACTCAAGCGGTGGGACGGCGAGAGGAAAGATTGAAAGAATATCAACTTCTGGATCTATTAATGTTCCTGACTCAGATTTCACAATAAATGCAGAAGAAGATGATCCTGCAGTTCTTATTAGAGTCTATAGAAAATCCTCTAATGGATGGGAGCCTAGTGATACTCGCGTAGGCCACAAAATGAGTACTCTAAGAAAAATTGAAGACTTGCCTGAACCAACAGTAACAAAGCAGGCAGACAACGAAACCAATATTGAAGGAGGTGCAGTAGAAAATATGGAAATTGAAAAAAGTGAAGAAGTTACAGAGATTGAAGAAACAACTGAAGAAGTTGTAGAAAAAGGAGCCGTAGTTGCAGAGGAAGCAACAGAGGCTGTTGAGGCTGTAGCAGAAGAAACCTCTCCAGAAGATGAAGAGGGAGAAGACTTAGAAAAGGCTGCAAACTCCGATGTTGAGGTTGAAGAACCCGACTTTGTTAAAATGTTGGAAGACCTCAAGACATTCTTCGGAGAAAACATCAGCAAGAGCGCAGAAGAGACTAAGGTGACTGTTGAAGAAATCACCAAGACTATCGACGCTCAAATTACAGAATTGGCTGAGAAGCATGATTCACTCAGCAAAGCAGTTCAGAATATCAAAAGTGCCATCGACACAATCGAAAAGCGCGTGGATTTGGTTGAAAATGAAACTGCTGTTAAGAAGTCCCAAGATCTGGATGGATCAAAGGAAGAAATAACAATAAGAAAAGGTATCTGGTCTGGCTCATTCCTCGGTGTCCGTGACCTATAAATACAAAAACTGAAAGGTAGGTGAAAAGCAGATATGAGTAACGAACTTTTACAAAAAGTAATCGACACGACTGAAGTTGGTGCAGGCGGTGGTGGCCTTTTAAAGCCAGAGCAATCAAACCGTTTCATTGACTACATGTTCGATGCAACAATCTTGACAAGAGTCGCACGCACAATTCGTATGCGTTCCGACACAACAGAAATTGACAAGGTTGGAGTAGGTGAGAAGTTAATGGTTCTCGCTACAGAAGGTGCAAGCACAGGTCAAACAGACCGTGGAGCAACATTCACAAAGGTCTCTTTGACAACAAAGAAACTGCGCTTGGACTGGGAACTCTCAAGCGAATCACTTGAGGATAATATTGAAGGTGCCGATCTTGAAGATCACATTGCTCGCCTTATGGCAACACAGGCTGGTAACGATATTGAAGATCTCGCTCTTAATGGTGACACAGCACTCTCATCAGACAATCTTTACAAGGCATTTAATGGCTTCCGCAAGTTAGCCCTTAATGGTGGACAGGTTGTTGATGCAGGCGGTGCAACCATCAGCAAGGCAACATTCAATAGCGCACTCAAGGCTATGCCTCGCAAATACAAGCAACGTCGTAACCAGTTGCGCTTCTTCACCGGAAGCAACTTGGTTCAAGACTACTTGTACAACCTCACATCAATTGGCCAGGGAGCCACACCAGAAGATATTGCTTCTAGCATTCTTCGTGGAAATCCAGCCGCTCCTGAGGGCAATCCAGGTGGAGTAATTCCATTCGCTTTCGGTATTCCAGTTGTTGAGGTACCCCTCATCAATGAGACCCGTACCGGAACTTACTCTGGAGCCTCAGGGCAACATGGTGAAGTTCACTTGACATTCCCACAAAACTTCATCGTCGGCATTAAGCGCGACGTTACAGTTTACCGTGAATTCAAGCCAAAGAAGGATACAATCGAATACACACTCTTCATTCGTGTTGGTGTGGCAATTGAGAACCTTGATTCTTTCGTAGTTGTTAGAAACGTTAAGGTAGCATCCTGATAATAATTTAATAATTATAGTGCGGCAGGGAGGGATTAAAATCCCTCCCTTTCGCCTTTTCTGATATAATTGACTATAAGAGATGGGAGAGTTATGTCTTTTTCTACAATGAAAATTGGACAACTTAAAGAAGTTGCAGAGTATTTTGCCGTGGACCTTGAGGGTGCAAAGACCAAGAATGAAATTATGGCAGCACTAGAAGAAGAGGGTGTCACGTTTGAAACGTATGCTAAGTTTTCGGAAGCGGAAACAGAAACTGTAGACCTTCCAGAGAAGAAGGTAAAGAAGGCTCCAGTAGGAGAAACAGTACTGGTTAAGATGGACCGCGATAACGCGAGATTTGAAATAAATGGCTTCACCTTTACAAGA